GATCCTATTCAGTTTATGGCGTTTTGTTTTGATTGGAAAAATTTTATGTCAGCTGGTTTAGGTTATAAATCACAACTACCTTGCCATATGGATGCTAGTAATAATGGATTACAGTTACTAGGTATTTTAATGAGAGATGAAATTAGCTGTCATGCAACTAATGTATCACCGACTAATTATCCACAGGATATATATCAAATCGTTGCTGATAAAACTATTGAGTTTTTAAAACAAGATAATAATGATTATGCAGATGATTGGATTAAATTTGGAATCACAAGATCAGCTGTAAAAAGACCGTGTATGACACAGGCTTACGGTTCTACGCCATATGCGTGTCGTAAATACATATCTGATTGGTATGATGATGAATGTAAAAACAAATCTGAAATACCATTTAATGACACAAATAAATTTCAAGCTACAAATTATTTATCTAGAAAAGTATGGGACGCAATACACGCAGTTGTAGGTAAACCTCAAGATGCTATGGCTTGGTTGCAGGACACAGCTGTACGACTAGCTGAAGCTGATAAACCTTTCTATTGGGTAAGCCCAAGTGGGTTTCCTTGTTACCAGCATTACACTAAATGGGCTAACAAAGCTATTAAAACAAAAATTGGTGACAAGGTAATGCGTGTACGTTTTAGAGACGATACAGATATATTATCAAAACGAAGACAATTTAATGGTAGTTCGCCTAATTTTATACACAGTATCGATTCAGCTATATTACATAAAACTGTAAACCTTTGTGGTGAGCGTTTCGGTATGAACAGTTTTGCTATGGTTCACGATAGCTACGGATGTCACACAACGAAGTGTGATGCAATGGCTTCTGTAATAAGAGAAGTCTTTGTGGATGTGTTTACACCTGACCTGATGCAACAGTTAAAAGATTCTGTTGAAGAACGTGAGGGTGTAGATTTAGCACCTCTTCCTACGAAGGGGACTTTTGAAGTAAGTAACATAATTAAATCGGAGTATATATTCGCATGAATAAAGTAATAGTAACACCAGAGGGTATATGTAGATACCCACATATCAAGACACCTAATAAAACTTTCAATCCAGATGGTTTATTTAGTTGTGATCTTGTTGTTGAAGAAGCTGATGCTAAGGCATTTGCAAAAGAAGTAGAAAAAATATGGGACGAGGGACACGCTCGTGAGCAGGAGAAAAAAGGCAAAGCAATAAAGAAAGCTGACCATTTTCCCATACAACAATTAGAAGATGGCAGATGGATAATAAAGACAAAACAAAAAGCTAAAGGTAAAAGCAAAAGCGGCGAAGACTTTCACTTTACTATTAAAGTTTTCGACCAGTCAGGAAACTTAATTAAAGACGAAGTTGGTGGCGGTACAAAATGTAAGGTTGCTGTTGAACCTCGTTGTTGGTTTGCTCCTAGTTTTGGTTTTGGTATTACACTGACACTAAAAGCTGTGCAAGTCATTGAATTGATAAGCCCTTCTGATGGAGGAACTGCTGAATCATTTGGATTTAGCACAGAAAACGCTGACCTCGGTAACGGAGGAGAGTCTTTTGAAAAGGCTTTAGCTCAGAATGAAGAAAATGGCGACTTCTAATTTTAGAAGTAATTTCGAAAGTCGTGTGGCTTCAGCCTTAACTGAGGCTGGGGTCACGTGGCATTACGAAGATACGTGTCTGAAGTTTATACAACCTGCCACTAAACGAAGATACACACCTGACTTTTTATTAGACAACGGTTTAATTTTAGAAGTTAAAGGTAGACTGACTGCATCTGATAGGAAAAAACACAAACTTATTAGAGAGCAGTATCCTGATTTAGATTTACGTTTCGTTTTTTTAAATCCATACAATAGATTATATAAAGGATCCCCTACTACTTATGCGGAGTGGGCAGATAAACTTGGCATAGAGTGGTGTAAGGGACCAGAGGTACCTCAAGAATGGCTGAATTAATAACACAACAAACACACTTACCCTGCGAAGACTGTGGTAGTAGTGATGCATTATCTGTAAACACAGATGGATCTACAAAATGTTTTTCATGTGGTAAATTTACACCAAGTGAAAAAACAGAAATTAAAATAAAACAAGTTGCAAATTTTTTACCGATGCAAGGTGATTACATGGATTTAAATAAACGTAAAATTCCTGAATCAATTTGTAGAAAGTATGGGTACCACGTAAACGTGGAAGGCGAGCCTTGTCAAATAGCTGATTACCGTGATGGACAAGGTAAACTATTAGGACAAAAAATAAGATACCCAAACAAACAGTTTCAAACACGTGGTGTATGTAAAACTTTATTTGGTCAGCATCTGTGGGGTAAAGGTAAACGTATTACTATTACTGAAGGCGAGATCGATGCTATGAGTTTAGCTACAGTTTTTGAAGGTAAGTGGGCTGTAGTATCTATTCCGTCTGGTGCACAGAGTGCCGCATCAGCTATTAAACATAACTTAGAATACTTAAATAATTTTGACGAAATCATATTAATGTTTGATATGGATGAAGTTGGAATAGCGGCGACAAATAAATGTGCTAGCCTTTTACCTGTAGGAAAAGTTTTTGTAGCTACATTACCTGCTAAAGATCCTAACGAGTTATTAGTTAACAATCACAGAGCTGAGTTAATTAACAGTTATTGGCAAGCTCGTCCTTACAGACCTGATGGTATTGTTGATGGTAAAGAGATGTGGGATTTAGTTAGTGCTGAAGAAGTAATTGATTCTTCTCCATATCCTTTTTTAGGATTAAACCATATTACTAGAGGACTAAGAATAGGTGAGATAGTTTGTGTATGTGCAGGTACAGGAATAGGTAAGTCTAATTTTTGTAGAGAGATCGCATATAGTTTAATGAAGCGTAATGAAAAAGTAGGTTACATTGCTTTAGAAGAGTCTATTAAACGATTGGCTTTAGGTATTATGTCTCTTGAACTTGGTAAGAGTTTACATTTAGGAGACAACACAGACGCTGAAGAATTGAAAACAGCTTTTAATGCTACAGTAGGTTCAGGCAACTTTGTAACATATGATCATTGGGGATCTATAGAATCTGATAATTTAATTAATAGAATCCGTTACATGGTAACATCTTTGCATTGTAGGTGGATTTTTTTAGATCATGTTAGTATAGTAGTTTCAGGGCAAGATGGCGATGAGCGTAAGATGATTGATATATTAATGACTAAACTAAGATCGTTAGTAGAGGAAATCAATTGTGGTATGGTTTTAGTAAGCCATTTAAAAAGACCTGAAGGAAGAGGTTACGAAGAGGGTAGGGAAACAACTTTAGGTGCGTTACGTGGCTCTGCTGGATTAGGACAGTTATCCGATATGGTTTTATCTTTAGAACGTAATCAACAAGATGAGGATGAAAAAAATATTAGTACTGTACGTGTACTTAAAAACAGATTCAGTGGTGAAACAGGTATAGCTTGTAAAGTAGAATACGATGTAGAAACAGGGAGGTTAAAAGAAAAAGATGAAGATGGTGAGGTATTTAATAATAATGACGAGTCTAATGGCAGTCTGGGCACACGCAACATTGAACATACAGAAACAAGGGAGGCATCCAGTGGACCTTTCTCACTTTAACGAACAACAATTGGAGTTATTTATTTCTGCTATACAGAGTGTAGAAACAGGTGGCGAAAAAGATCCTTTGAACGCTGTGGGAGATCGTGGCGAGTTAGGACCTTTTCAAATAACTCTTCCTTACTTTATGGATTCAGGAGTCGTAGGTGATTATCCTGAAATCTGTACCACAATAAATGGAAGCATTGAAGTTATGTTATGTTATTGGGAACGGTACGCTTCGACCAAACCTTCTTTAGAAGAGTTAGCACGTATACATAATGGTGGACCAAAAGGAGCTTATAAAGAATCTACTAAGTCTTATTGGATGAAAGTAAGTGAACGTATGGCTGAATTAAATCCAAATCAAGGAAGGCTATTTTAATGAATACTGGATTTTTTGATATTGAAACTACAGCGATAGATGATTGGACTTCTTTAGAAGGGCTGAAAAAAATACATTGTATATCTATTGGTACTGAAAACAACGTCATTACTTTTAGCGGCGATAATGTAATTGATGGTGTAGAGATGTTAAGTAAGTTTGATTTACTTATTGGTCATAACATTATTAATTTTGATATTCCAGCTATAAAAAAATTGTATCCTAAATTTGAACACAAAGTTATTAGAGATACTATGGTTATGTCTCAATCTATTTATAGTGATATAATTACACAAGACCGCCATCAAGATGCCATACCAAAAGAGTTACAAGGTCGACACAGTTTAAAAGCGTGGGGTTATAGACTTGGTTTATTAAAAGGTGATTATTCCGAAACTACTGATTGGGAAGTCT